CCGGGCACTGGCGTTGCAGGCATCTTGGGAATCATTGATAAGCTCGGGGACACCAGAGCCCCAGATCGAACCATTCCGCTTCCGAAAGCTGGCGAAATGGTATGGATTCCGGCCCAAAGCATCCCCATTAATTTCAGCTTTTATGACGTACCGGTCGATGAGCCACACCTCTACCTGATATTCGGCGAGGGGATCTTCAATGCGTTCCGGATCAATCCCATGTTCAAGAAGCATGAGCCCCTGGGCATTCCCCCAGAACTGCAGCGCATCAATGCGGGTTTCCGGTGACCGGTGTTCCCGGGGACGGTCTTCCAAAGTTTGGCGGGTAAGATCCTGCCCAACATTGAGCCATGACGTGGCCCCATTCCTGCCGTATTCGGTCAGAACAAGCCTGATTGCCTCATCATCATAACCTTCCACCCCGATCATGGCTTGGAGATCACCACGAGTCAGACTGTGCCGTTCAATAATTCCATCCTCGGGTTTTCTGGCGTTTGGTAATGGATAGATGTCAAAGGGAGAAACACGGTTAAATTCCAGGGCAATTTCCTCCTGGACCTCCACCGGTGGCCCCTGGAGCATGGGATATCCTCTTCCCTGTCCCCCAGGTTGCTGCATACCTGCCTGTTGTGCCTGCTGGGGTTGCTGCTCTTTCCACCGGAGTCTTTTACGCCTGCGGAGCACTGGTCCCTTAATAATCCCGGCCGGAAACGTGACAATGTCATCAACGGCTTCTTTCACCGCATCATCCCACCCAGCCTCTTCCACCAGGTCCTGAAGTTTGGTTTCCACTTTGGTCCGGGCTTTTTTAGCCTCCTGGACCATTTCATGACGCAGTTCCTCAGCCAGTTGCTCAGACCGAACCTGCATGGTCTGCTGCAGCCATTGCTGCGCTTGCTGCTGTGATGTAATAGCCCCGGCCTGGATCTGCATCACCAAGTCCTGCCTGAGTTCTGCCTGGGTTTCCTGGGCAAGCCGCTGATTGATCGCCACCATTTGCTCTGGGGCCAAATCGGGCACAGACGTGGGCTTCGTCCCCCAGGGCTTGTCGTCGGCAGGGAAAAGAATATCAGTAATCCATGCAATGGCAGCGGAACATTTTTCATCAGTGAGCATCATGAATATCTCTGACCCACCATTTTCATTAATAGCTTTCAGCTTTCCCGGGGAATAATCCCCCCGCTTTTGCCGGAGAGCCTGAATCATACGGTTCTCCACTTCCACTTTAGCTTCCTTGGCTGCCTGCCAGCAATCCCGGACGTATGATGCCAGAGATGTAATGATGGGCCTGTTCTGCCGTTCCTGGGCATCTCGCAGGGCTTGGGCTTCAGCCTCTTCCTCGGCGATCATTTGTGTGTTGTTTTTTATTTGGATCATGTCCACCCCGTTGAGTTTTGTTGTTGAATTGTGATCACCGCACCGCTTGAGACGCGGAAATTATGGCCCATGGCCAGCGTTTGAAATGCGTCTGCCCCGTTGGAATTGTCATCGTGAAGGGGTCTATTTTCATAAGAATTCGTGTGTTCATTCCATTTTTTCCGATAATTCTCCAATCTGACCAGGCCTTTGGAGCATCGGACCTCATCAAACCAGCAAATTCCCAGAAACCGCCTGGCAGCGTTGATGGAGTCTATTTTTGCATTCACCCGGGGTATCCGCTCAAAATTCAAACCCAATGCCCGGGCAGCTTCCCACCTGGACACGCCTGTTCCCAATTCCCGGACAGCAATATCATGGGGGGCATTATGTTCGACATAACGATATCCAAGGGCGTTGAGCTGATCCAAATAGTATTCAAACCCCTCCCCGGAGCCCTCCAGGTAGTCAATGACATGGATTTCCCGGCCTATATCCTGTGTAAACCAAATAGCCATGACATCATTCATCCCCAGATCCCACCATGTTTTTACCCCAACGCCAGAATCCACGGGCACGGAGCAAATGCGGCTTTCTTTCCTGATTTTCTGAAACTGTTTCTGGAAATATGCACCTTTGATGGCCTGATCGAATGCCTCTTCGGGCGTGGAAGGATGCTCTCGCTTCATATCTTCGCCGATCCGATTGTACTTTCGGACGTACCAATATTTCTGGCCGGGCTCCAGGATGACCCCCAGGGTATCTTCCAACTTTTGGAAGTATTTAATGAACTCATTTGTTATTGGGATGGCTTGCGGGACTGTGTTGCTCGGGTTTTGATACCAGGGGAAAAAATGAAACTTGAAATCCAAGGGAGACAGCTCTCTGCCCATGGCCGTGCGTTTCTGTGCATCCTGGCAATAATCATAAAAATATCCAGCCTTACCCTCTGCCGTGGACTCAATGAAAAGGAGACATTGACCAGATTCAGTATGAATGGCCTCCAGGGCACCTGTGACAATCTCCCGGGCTTTTTCGGGGAAACGAGCACAAACCTTTCCAAATTCCGAAATGTGCAAGAGTTGGGCGGTACCGGACCGAAATGACGTCCCCACGGTGATGATAGAATTGTTAGACAGTTCAAGTTCTGATTTTGATTTAGATTTTGTTGGCCTGGCTGCTTTTACCCAGTCGGGCAGATTCTCATAAGGATATAGAATTTTCCGACGAAATATTTTACCCGCATCGTCTCTGTTGTGGGCAATGATCCCAGCTTCTACGTCAGAGTTGAAGAGACATTCATCTAAAAAATAGATATCAATAAATGTGGTAAAACCTAATTGGCGAGCCTTAAGGATAAGATTTTGATACCAAACGCTGTCATATAAATACTTTTGGGCAAGATTCGGACGGAACAGGACCCGGGCACCCGCGTCATTGATCACATAATATAAATTGTTGAGACGCCACCATTTATTCGCAAAATTGGCCTGGAGTTCTTCCCATGTGCAATTTTCAAGATGATGTGGTCCCTCTTTATCTGTCCGGTCAAGGTCCAGCTCGTCTTTCCGGGCCTGCTTATTGCGAATGCCTTTACTCATCTGTTTTTATCCTGGGCTTGGGCAATCCCCGGGTGGCCCCATCAATGGATTCGAAAAGCTCCTGAACAATCTCTTCTCGGGTTTGGATTGGTCCGCCTTCTGGGCCGGATATTTCTCTTCGCTCAATAAACATACCCAAATGTTTGGCAATGGAATCAAGATTGCCTTTGCGATCCACCAGCTTTATTTTATGCAGTTTGGCATATTCGTTGCCGGTCTTGTCGGCCAGCACCTTCACCTCCATGCCGGCAATAGCAGCTGCAGCGTCATCATCCAGATCAGCGATTGCCCTTAGCGACCCATCTTCGTTATAAAAACCTCGAATATCAAAAAATGCCATCTTACCCCATTCCCGGAGAACTCGGTCAGTGGTGATAGCTGTGCGCTCTGCTGCTTCATCTAAAAGTTGTTGAATGTATTCCGAAATATTAACATTTCTTAACAATCGAGTTGCAGCTGCAGCGGCGGTTTGTTCTTTTTTTACGTACGGGTAAGCAACCATGTATGCCCGAGTCCCATGACGATCAATAGAATACTCCTCGCAAAATCTACGCTGGTTGTCTGTGAGCTTCTTTTTCACACAGTACCCCCTCACGCCGTAGCGTGGCAACAATCAATTTTATTTCAGGATCAATTCGTTCAACAGTTCGAAAGACCCGGTGGCAGGAACAGCACTCCCGTATCCTGGGATTCTCCGTCTCCAGGAAAGAAACGACCGAAATGACTTTAGTCTTAGAATTTTTACAAAATGGGCAATCCATCGTGCCTCCATAGCTATATATGTATATATGGAGTTTACACAGATGGCTTGATAATGGAAATCGACGGAAGGGGTTCAAACGCGGTCATATGGGGGGTAAAGGGGGGTCAAATCGGGTCAAGTTGATTCATGTTTATTTTTTAAACCAAGGGCGCAGAGAGCAAGCCCCCACGCCACAAAATTATTTCTTATTTTTTGCTAAAGTACAAGCCAAGTTCAGCCGGTACCGCAGACGGTTGCCCACCTGGAGTTCTCCGGAGAGGCAGCCGTCTTTTTTTATGCCATCTTTTTGCGGTGGACACGGACACATCAAAAAATTCCGCTATCCGTTTCCAGCCTGTTATTACTCCTATTTTATTTTCGGTCACTAACCAACCTCCCCTGACAAAGGATATCTTCAATTCGCAGATTCTTCCCTGAAAAAGCCTTCCAATGCCCATTGTCAAATGCCACACGCAATGGACACCTTTTCCCGGCCTCGATGAATCTTATTTCTCCGTTTCCGTGGGCTGGGCCCGCCTTTATTTTTGGCGAAAAGACCTTCATCCCCGCTTGCCATTCTTCCATTATTTTCTCCCGCCAATTTTTTTATTCATAAAATCCTGATTCTCCAGCCACATAAGCCCCTGGGCTATACCCACGACCAAAACTGAAAATATGGTAATCGGCCAGACCAGTGATGCGATCATAAAAAGGATGATATCCATGGGCGTAATTCCGTCGTCACTGATCAGGTATCTAACCACCGCACCCGCAAAAGGGGAAACGCCCAGTATTATGTAATTTGTCATTAGCCCTCCCCGAGTCCAGGTATAATTTATTTTCATTGCCCGTGTATTCGCCAGTTTCTTCATTACGGAAAATCACTTTGATCGGTTTTCGGTCTTTTGGAATCACTGCTGCAATAGTGCCTGCAAGATTGTCGGCAGTCCAAACCTTTACGCCCTGCTTAAATTCAATCATTTTTTGCCTCCATCCATTTGCAAATATAACCGCATTTTATTTTCTGGCAACTCATATAAACACCGCCCCGGTGGCAGGCTCAAATTCATCTTTTTTAAGGAACCTATCCGCTATTTTCTGATATTTAATCGGCTGTTTAAATTGACCTGCGGTCGGATCAACAATTTCACCGGCTTCACCCACCAACCAGCAATGCAATTTCCCGTTTGCCCGGCCAGTTTGAATTTTCAACTCCATGAATTTGACTGACATATCTATCACAGCATTTGCGCA